CAAAGATGGATGGAGAAGGATGCTAAGTATCGTTCAGAATCCCTAAAATATTGGAACAGAGAAACGTCTGCTGTTCGTGGTATGCAACGTGCTGCCACAGGTTATAGCCGAGCTATTAGTAATGACTATCAGCGAGCCTTGTATGTACAGGGTCAAGCTAGAAAAGCTTACCAAGCAGGCTTTATAAAATATCAACAAACAAAAGGCTCAGTTAACGAAGGTGGTCGAGATAGAAGATCCGCAAAGAAAGGTTTAGTTGCCCTAACAAGAGCAAGAGGACAGCTAGATAATGCTGTACAAAAAGAGTTTGGCGTACAGATGCAGAGACGCTACAGAACTAGACTAATAAAGAAACAAAGTGTGCAAGCACAAACAAGACAAGCACTTGGTATACGACCAGAGTATGGTGCTCCAGTATTAATGCCTCCATCTGATAGATTAAGTGGTGCATTAGATATAGCAAGTACTATTGTAGGTCTTGTGACTGGAGTTGGTGATATGAGTAAAATGTTTAGTAAAGGTGCCGGCGAAGGTCTAAAAGGTTTAGACAGTTTAAAAAGTATAGGTATGGGTTCAGATCTTCTTGACTCTGCGATTGAAGCACCGGTTACGATTGGTGGTGGTATACTAGGAGGAGATCAATTTACTGATTATCTATTAGGAACACGAGGAGCATGACACAATCTTATTTTGAATATCTAGGGAGACAGGAAGCTGCTCCCTTTACTAATGAAAAGTTAGATTATGAACAAACAGAACCTGATCTAACTAAAAAAGTCAACGAACAGATTGACAAAAACATCAAAGATAGAGAACAGTTTTTTGCAGCTCAAATTGCTGATTATAATGCTACAACAGCCGGTAAAACTTCTAAAAATTTAAAAAATCTTTTAGGTTTTACTAGAACTGGTAAAGCTTATTTAGATAAACGTCAGGAGTATGCAGAAGATAGAAAAGCTTTTGAAGACTTACAAAAAATATATAACAACCCCATGAAACGTGGGCAGTATGCTATTATTGAAAAGAATCTTCAAGAAGTAGAAGGTGATCTAAAGAATGATGAAAATGTAGAAATAGCAACTATCGAAACAACTGGTGCAGATACAACAGGTCAAATTGTATCAGGTACACAACTACTTGATTTTAAAAAATCTATAACATCTGAAGAGTTTTTAAATGGTAGGCATGCTGCAAAAAGTATGCAAAACTACTGGTCTAAATACTTAGAAATAGCTAGAGGTAGTTTACTATATAATGATAAGTTATATGAAGACTTAACATTTTCAGAGAAGCAAGAGTGGATGAAAGTTGCAGGGGCTAACTTTGTAGCTATGTTTGCTAAGGCTAATCCTAGGATGACTGAGCATCAAGTTATTACACACTTTATGCCTAACTTTGATAAAACTTCTAGGTCGTGGGATAACCAGTCATTTGATATAGAGAGCAATGCTGTGGACGAGGTACGTTCTAACACAGCTACTCAAAACTATATTAATGGTATCAAAGTAGCAGCTGAAGCATGGAACAATCCTAACGTTGAAAATGCTACAATTAGCAGTGTTTATTCTCAGTCTGGTTTTATACAGAATAAAATAGAAATACTTAAAGCAAAAGGTGACCCTAACCCTGCTAAAACAGCTAATGCTATGTGGACTGATATGATTATTAAAAACATAGATCAGTTCGACGAACAGGATATAGAATATCTATTGTATCATGATATGTTTGAAGCCAAGCAACATAAAGGTACTGGTAAATTATCTAATTATGCTGAGATACAACCGGCTAATGCTAATAAAATAGCAAATGCTTTTATTGCTCAAAACAAAAAAGATAACAGAGCTTCAGAAATAAAGAGACGTGATGATATAATATTAAAGCTTGAGAATGGTCAAGAAGTTCCACAAGATGTACTCACTACATTTAGTAATGAAGATATCAGAACTCAAGTGGAAGAAGCACTAGCAAGAGGTGAAGCAACCGAATTTAGTCGACCTGAGTTTAAGGTTAAGTCTGACTTATTTAGGCAACTATCTGATAATAGAGCTAAAGAGTTAGCTGCACTAAAAGGTGATCCCGGAAAATATGGTGATGCTACGTGGCGGCTTACTACAACAGATAGCATTTACGATCAAGCAGGTGAGTATTTTAAAGATCAGTACCAAGAAAGATTTGAACTGACTGGTAATAGAGCTGATGCACTAGAATATGCACAAAAGAAAACTATCGAAGCTATGAACAATGCTGAGTTTGATGATGTACTTAGTGAAATAGTTTCAGATACTCAGATTGCTAAATCCCTTAAGTTGCGTAAACTATATGAATCTGATAGGAAAGCTGCACTTAATTCTACTGTATTATTAGAAGGAGAAGAAGATCCTATAATTAATGCTGTAGATTATTTTAATGGTAAAGTTGATAGGCTAGATCATACGTGGACTTTGCTTGCTCAACTATATCCTAACAAAGGACCATTAAAATTAGCACACGATAGGTCAGTTAAACTTGGAAGGTTAAACCCTATACCGGGGTTAATCTTTGATGCAGATGTTAAAGTGCTAGATAGCCCATTACTAAATCAAAATAATGATGCTACTAAAACTATTATAGCAGCTGAAAATGGTATAACTAACAGTGAACCGTATAACGAAATGTTAGGAGCTTTAGAATCTCCAAGTCAAGTAGAAAACGGTGGTATAAATGCCATCAAAGGTCCTGACGGAAACTATGTTACAGAGCTACCTTTAGGTAAACCTTTATCAGAACATACTATAGCAGAAGTATTCGGTTTAGTACAAGCCGGCTATACTAATATAGGTCTATATGATATGACACCCGGGGCATTAAGACAGGTGTTTAATGACAATTTGACAATAGATTTTACAAAACCATTTGATGAAGTCGCACAATCTAAAATATTAATGGCTAGACTATATCATAAAGCTAATAATAAACACATATTTGGTAATGCTGATACATCATACAGAAGATTAATGACTTTTACGGAAGATCAGATTGAAAAATTTGAAGCATTAATTGATGAGATACCACCATTTCTTAAATTAAATACACTTTATGGACCCGCTGCTGTAGAGTATATTAACCAAAACGGATAATTATGGAAGAATTAAATGTAGAATATGATCCTACGGGATTTACTTCTACCGAAGAGTTAGAGAAACGGCTTGAAGAACAATCTATTCAACAAGATAAAATCAACGAAGCACAGGCACTAGCTGTTCAACAAGAAGAACAAAAAGAACAAGAACAAATAGATCCTAGACTGACCAATGATAAGTGGGGACTAAAAGCTTTCGCTAAAGAAGGGCAGTCTATTCTAACTGGTGGTATACAAGATACTATTTCTTCCAGTACTACATTTGCAGAGCGTACATTCGATGCTGTGACTGGTAGGATGCAAAAGGAGAAAGAGCAGCAAGGTTATTACAGACCAGACTGGGATCCATTTGTTGATGAAGATGACCCTATTATAACTAAAACATGGTGGGGTAAGCTTTTACGAGGTACAGTACATTTTGGTAGTATGGCTGCCGGTATAGTATTATCAGCAAAAGGATTAGCCGCAGCCGGTGTACCTTTATTAGGAGCGGCTTCAACCAAGATGTTAGGATTAGGAGCTATTACCAGAGCTATGGCTATTGGTGGTATTTCTGATTTAATATCTAAAGAATCTGATGGGCATAATGCTCTAGGAGCTTTAACTAAACAGTATGGTTGGATGGATACTCCACTAACTACTAAAGATACTGACCATCCTATGATGATGAAATTTAAAAACATCGTCGAAGGTATGGGAATAGGTCTAATATTTGATGGAGCAGCACAACTAATAGGTGGTGGTAGCAGTGCAGTTAAAAGACAGATAATACAGCGCAATGCTAGTATAGAAAATCAAACAACTACAGCTGCACTTGCACAGATACGTAGGGGAGATACTCAGTTTCGTGCTGAAAAGAACGCACCTATAGCTCAGAGACATCAGGGTGCTCATACATCTGAAGTTGATGTAGGTCAAGCAAGAGATCAGCTTAAGCGTACACGTACTGACTGGGGATCTGAAGATGGATCTACAGGTGGTGTGACTACTAACGTTGAACGTGAACGTATAGCGAGAGAAGGTGGTACAACTGACGAGGTAGTCGAACGTACACTACGAGGTCTCATGAGCGATGAGAAGTTTAAAAAAGAAATGGAGTTTGTAAAAGGTGACAGAAAAGCCTTAGCAGACGTTTGGCGTGATGCAATAGAATCTTACATGAAGATTACTGACGGTAGAGAGGTAGTAGATATGTCCCCAGAGGAGTATTTATCTGATCTATTTGAAAAGCAGAAAGCTAGTATACCACTAGGCGATGAAACATTTGAAACATGGTCTGCTGAAACAGTAGTTACAGCTGACTTAGTAGTAGGATCTTTGCTTAAAAAGCTAAGAGATACAGGCATAGCCGGTAGAGAACTAGCAGAATACGTGTCATTGGATGATATTGACGGACCCGCAAAGCAGATTATAGATACTATGTTAACTGCTTTGACACAAACTAAGAAATCTAGGTTTGTAGCATCTGATTATTTTAGATCATTTGGTGCAGGCAAAACTAGAGCACAAGTAAATGATGCAGTAAATCAGGCAGTAGCATCAGATATGCAAGATGTTAAAGATTCTATATTTTCTATTCTTAAAATAGCTAAAGATGATGCAGATGATAACTTACTAAATGCGTTGTTTGAAGCATTTTCTATGATGAAAAATGTAAATAATCTAGATGATTTTGATAACTGGGCAAGAACTATCCTAAAAGGTGGTCAAATAGCAGGCGAAGGACCAGAACGTACTGGTGCTTTGATACGTAGTTTACAGGAAATGATAAGTCACAGTGTATTAAGTGGACCTAAAACACCACTTCGAGCACTTATAGGTACAGGTAGTGCAACATTCTTACGTCCTATATCTACATTTCTCGGAGCTACTATGCGCTTTCCTTTTACTGGAGACGCAGCTACAGTTCGATCTAGCTTGGCATCTATAAATGGCATGGTAGAAGCAATACCAGAAGCATTTGATTTATTTTTTACTAAGTTAAATGGTTACTGGAGCGGCGATATATCTACAATTAAAACTAGATTTATCGAATTTACTAAAGGTGATGCTAACTGGGAAGTTATGCGTAGATGGGCAGAGGATAGCGGAAGAGCAACTAGAGAAGATCGTGCTATCTTTGCCATGACTAACATGATACGTGGTATTAATAACAATAATCTTTTTACTTACTCTACTAAAATAATGGCAGCAACTGACGATGCCTTTACATTTTTATTAGGTAGAGCTAAGATGAGAGAAAAGGCTATGCGTCGTGTATTGGAGATAGAAGGTAGTGGTGTACAGTTACCACAAATTAATAGTGCTGTTATGAGAGCATATCAAGATGATTTCTATGCAGAAATATTTGATGCTAATGGTAATATTAAAGACGATGCAACTATGTTTGCAAAGAAGGAGGTAACACTTACACAAGATCTAACTGGATTTGCAAAAGGTCTTAATGATGTTATGACATCTAATCCTTTTGTTAGACCATTCTTTCTATTTGCTAGAACTGGTGTAAACGGACTCGCACTAACAGGTAAACATACACCCGGATTTAACTTTCTTGTTAAAGAGTTTAATGATATAGCTTTTGCTAATCCTAAAGATTTATCTAAACTTAAAAAATATGGTATCAACACTTTAGAAGAATTACAAAATGCTAAATCACTACAAACAGGTAGATTAGCAATAGGTTCTGCTGTAACCTTTATGGGTATTCAAGCATGGGCATCAGGTAGACTTACTGGTGATGGACCTACAGATAGACAAATGAGACAGGGTTGGATAGATGGTGGTTACTTACCCGGAACTATAGAACTCGGTGGTGTTAGAGTTAACTATGAAGACATTGAACCTTTTGGTCTAATACTTAGGACTATTGCTAACGTAGGTGATGCTAGTATACTTATGGGTGAAGAGTGGACAGAAAAAGAACTACAAAAGATCTCTCTTGTTGTAGCTCAAGCCGTCTCAGGTAAGTCTTACTTAGCCGGACTTCAACAACTTGTTGACTTAGTAGCCGGTCGCCCCGGTCAGGTAGAACGTATTGTAGCTAGTATTACAAACAACACTGTACCACTTGCAGCATTACGTAATGAAATAGGTAAATTAATTAACCCACATATGCGTGAAATTAATTCTGGTGTATTCCAGTCTTGGCAGAACCGTAACTTAGCTACTGAAATTTTACCCGGTATCGAAGGGTTGCCTATCAAGTATGATATGCTAAATGGTCAACCACTTAAAAAACATGACTTTATGACTCGTGCATTTAACATGATTAGTCCTATACAACTAAACATGGATCAAAGCGTCGGCAGACAGTTCTTATTTGACAGTGGTTATGATTTAAGAATCAGCACATTCTATGCACCTGACGGTACTAATTTAACTGATGATGCAGGTATAAGATCTCAGTTTCAACAAGCTATAGGTAAATATAATTTAGAAGCTCAACTAGAAAAACTAGCTCGAGACCCTAAAGCTATTGCCTCTATGAAACTTATGAGAGCTGATATACGTGCCGGTAAACGTGCAGAGTATAATGCTAGAGATTACTACCATAATATTATGATAGACAGAATGTTTAAAGAAGTTAGAAGACTAGCTTGGAATGACATTAAATATAGACAAGATATTATGGCTCTAATTAGTGAGCAAAAAGAGAAAAAATTACAACAAGAATATAAAAAATCAGAATCCAACAACCTTCTTACAATGTATAAGTAATGGCAACAACTTTCGTAGACTACACAGGAGACGGAAACGCTACGAAGTCGTTTTCCTTTCCTTCCATAAAAGAAGCAGATATTAAAGTGGATGTCGATGGTGTTACAAAAACATCAGGCAACCACTATAATATAACAAGCTATACAACAACCGGTGGTGGTAACGTAGTATTCACTTCTGGTAACATACCGGTTAGTCCGGCGTCTATACGTATTCGTAGAGACACAGATGTAGACTCACCTAAAGCTACATTTACAGCAGGGTCATCAGTTAAAGCAGGCGATCTTAACAACAACATGACACAGATTCTGTATGCTGCACAAGAAGAACAGAATCAAACTATAGTTACATCTGATTTAAAAGATGGTTCTATAACAACAGCTAAAATACAAGATAGTAATGTAACAACAGCTAAAATAGCCGACGCTAATGTTACGACAGCCAAAATAGCTGACAATGCTGTGACAATGGCAAAGCTAGGTAGTGGTGCATTACCTACAGATATAACTGTAGCAAGTGCTAACATTACAGATCTTTCTGTAGCAACAGCTGATATTGCAGCAGACGCAGTTACAGGAGCAAAGATAGCCGATGACTCTATTAACTCAGAGCATTATGTTGATGGTTCTATTGATACTGCTCATTTAGCAGACAGTCAAGTTACTGGAGCCAAAATAGCTAGCACAACTATTACAGATGCAAAGCTAGCATCTAACTCTGTTACAACATCTAAAATTACAGATGCAAACGTAACAACAGTCAAGATAGCTGATAGCAACGTAACACTTGCCAAGTTAGCTAGTGACTTAAAACAAACAACTATATCTGATAGTGATACTCAAATACCTACATCAGGAGCTGTTGTTGACTATGTAGCTGCACAACTAGAACCATTTGGTGGTTTTGAAGCTATAGCTAATGAAGTATCATTTCCTAATACACAACCAGTATCTGGTGTTGCTATTTCTATAGCAGACGCCGGAGGAATTGTTGTAAATGGTAGTGGTACAAGTACAACAGGTAGAACTGTAGGTGGCTCTACTGTAACAATTAACAATATAGCTTCTAACTTTAATAGTTCTACTGTAGCTAATGGTATACGTTTTATTGTAACGTCTACAGGTAGTGGACAAGTATACAACTACCACAAAGCTACACTAAAAGAAGATGACCTTGTAAGTCTTAGTGGTGATATAAATGACTTCTCAGAAAGATATAGAGTTGGTTCGTCGAACCCTACAAGTAATAACGATGCTGGTGATTTATTCTATAATACTGGTACAAATACATTACTCGTATATAATAGCTCATCTGGTGCGTTTGAAGAGACACAGTCAGTTGGACAATTCTTTATAAATACAATATCTAGTTCATCAGGAACTGGTGGAGGCAGTGCAACATTTAATGGATCAGCTTATAGATTTACACTTAGTAATGCAGGCACAGTTGCCGAGCAACATCTTGTTAGCATCAATGGAGTC